CTTATGGCCCCGGCAACGAGGTCAAAGGCTTCAAGGCCGTTGACGGCTCGGCACCGCCAATAGCTGCCGCACCCGCTGCACCCGCTTCGGCTGCACCGGCAGCACCATCCGCCGCCCCGCCTTGGGCAGCTAAATAGCAAGGAAGGCCGGGGGGAAACTCCCGGCCATTTTTACATGACCGCAATACCTCCACCCATTCACACCATCGCCAATCTGATTGACGAACACCACGCCAGCCAGCCGGACGAACCTCGTTTGCACCTCGGCGGCTCTATGCTGGGCCATCCCTGCGAACGCTGGCTCTGGCTGTCGTTTCGCTGGGCAGTGCGTGAGAAGTTTCCCGGTCGCATTCGCCGCTTGTTCCGGCGCGGTAACAATGAGGAGGACATCATCACGGACGATCTAAAAGCCATCGGCATTGATATCAACAGTACAGGCGATCAGCAGCGGTTTATTAAATTTGGATCGCACGTCGGCGGATCGGTTGATGGCATCATTGAGTCCGGCGTTCCCGGTGCTGAGAAAACCCGCCATATTGCGGAGTACAAAACCCACGCCAAAAAGTCTTTTGAAGATTTGGAAAAGAAGGGTGTGCAAGCATCCAAGCCAATGCACTGGGCGCAGATGCAGGTCTATATGCTCGGCACTAAGATCGAACGTGCGCTGTACGTTGCCGTCTGCAAAAACGATGACCGGCTTTACACCGAGCGCGTGAAATATGACGCGGAAGCCGCTAAGAAATTACTAGATCGCGGACGACGTATCGCCACGACCGAACGCATCCCTGCGCCGATATCGACCGACGCAAGTTGGTATCAGTGCAAGTTCTGCCCGGCGCATAGCTTCTGCCATAAGGAACAATTAACCCAGCACGTTAATTGCCGCACTTGCGCTCAGTCTACGCCAGAGGATGATGGCACATGGTCGTGCGCTAGATGGGAAAGCAAAAACATTCCCGGCGACTTTCAGAAGACCGGCTGCGATAGTCATGTGCTGCACCCTGATCTGGTGCCGTGGCCAGCCAAAGACAGCAACACGCCGCACGAAGCCGTGTATGAAATTAACGGCAAAGACATCCGCAACGGTGAGGGTGATGCTTACGTTTACGGCAGCAAGGAGCTGATTGCCGGTGGCGAGGTTTGCGCGGATGATATTGTGCAAGAGGTGCGGGAAGCGTTCCCCGGCGCGGAAGTTATGGGGGTGCGGGATGCTCCGTGATTACCAGCAACGCACTATCGACCAGCTTTATCAATGGTTCGCGGATGGTCGTAAAGGCCATCCGTGCATTGAACTGCCGACCGGATCAGGCAAAAGCCATATCGTTGCTGCGCTCTGCAAAGAGGCAATTCAGACATGGCCGGAAACCCGCATCCTGATGCTGACGCACGTCAAAGAACTGATCGAACAGAACGCCGAGAAGATGCGCGACCATTGGCCGAACGCACCGCTGGGCATCTATTCGGCGGGTATGCGACGGCGGGATATCGGCGAACCGATTACGTTTGCCGGTATTCAGTCGGTGCGGAATAAAGCCGACCAGATCGGCCACGTTGATCTGGTGCTGATCGATGAATGTCATCTAGTCAGCCACAAGCAGGAAGGCGGCTACCGCAAGCTGATTGACGACCTGACATTAATTAACCCGGCGCTGCGAGTGATTGGTTTGACGGCCACACCGTACCGTCTAGGCCACGGGTATATCACCGACGAGCCAGCGTTGTTTTCGGACATCATTGCGCCGGTCAGCATTGAAGAACTGATATTTAAAAAACACCTCGCACCGCTGCGGTCTAAGCTGACAAATCATAAGTTATCGGTTGATGGCGTACACAAGCGCGGCGGAGAATACATCGACAGCGAACTGCAAGCCGCCGTGGACACGGACGACCACAACGTGTCTGTCGTGGATGAGGTCATCAGCTTGGCCGGTGATCGCCGGTCGTGGCTGTTTTTCTGCGCTGGCGTAAGGCACGCGCACAACGTGTCAGACATTTTAACGGCTCGCGGGATTACCTCGGCTTGTATTGTTGGCGATACGCCAAAGGCAGAACGCGAGCGGATCATTGCCGGTTTTAAATCTGGTGAAATCAGGGCGCTGACCAACGCCAACGTCCTGACAACAGGGTTCGATCATCCTGACCTTGACCTGATTGCTATGCTGCGCCCTACGCTATCCACCGGGCTATATGTGCAGATGGCTGGGCGCGGAATGCGCCCCAAGAGCCACGCCGACCATTGCCTTGTGTTGGATTTTGCCGGGGTGGTGCAGACGCACGGCCCTATCACAGCCGTTAATCCAAAAAAGGCGACAGGCAAAGGTGAAGGCGAAGCGCCGGTCAAAGCGTGTGAGAATTGTTTTGAGTTAAACCATATATCCGCCAAAGAATGCGTTGCTTGCGGCGAACCGTTTCCGGCACCGAAACCAATTAGGCAAACGCTACATGACGACGACATCATGGGTCTGGACGCGACTGAGATGAGCGTGACCGAGTGGCAATGGCGTCGGCATATAAGCCGCGCTAGTGGCAAGGAGATGCTGATGGTTACGTATTATGGCGCACTGTCAGACAAGCCGGTGAACGAATATCTGACGGTGATGCACGACGGGTATGCCGGACAGAAGGCGCGGGTGTCGTTGGTCAAGATTGCCAGCAACGCGGGAGTCCACGGCGTAACGCTTGATAACCAGTTGGACGATGTAGCATTTGATCTGAACAAAGCTACGCCGCCCGCATTGATTAAATTTCGGCAGGATGGCAAATTTTATCGCGTAACAGATAGGAGGTGGGGATGAAAACCGAACACGAAGAACAGCGCGAGTTTGTCATGTGGATGCGTCAGACGCACCCGGACGCCCGGATATTTGCTATTCCGAACGGCGGGCAGCGGAGCCGCACCACAGGCGCGAAGCTGAAAGCGGAGGGCGTCAGTGCCGGTGTGCCGGATTTGTATATTCCGAAATGGCGATGCTGGGTTGAAATGAAGCGGTCATGGAACGGGAAGCTGTCGCCATTTCAAAAGGATTGGCAGAGTTATCTTGAGTCGATAGGTGACACGTTTATTGTTGGAAACGGTTGTGCGGACGCCAGAAAGAAAATTGCACTTTTGTTCAAATAAGTGTTTACGCCATCGTTGGACTAGTGTATAAAATAGGGTAAGAGGCAACCGGATAACCCAACCGCCTCAATTAAGGAGACAAACACATGACTAATTTTCAGACCGGCATTATAATCATGATTTGTTCGTTTGCTTTTTTTTACATAATTGCATTAGCGGGATCAGTTATATGACCTATTATCAGATGTTTAAAAACCCCGCAGCGGCTCAAGAAGACGACATGGACATCATTTATGATGCGCTGACGCTGGCGCGGACATTGCGCGATGATATTTATAATATTTCAACTTTTTCGTTTCAAGTATCTCGAATGATTCGCGATGTCTCTAAGAAAATAAACCACGCGGGAGCGCGGAACGAAATGTGGCAATTCGGCGGATTTCTACCCGGCGCAGACCGAGGGGAAATTGACGACCTAATATGCGACTATCTGAGCGTGGCGCAGCAGATGATCGAAACGGGACATGACGCATGAATTTCCTTAAAAAAATAATGGTCGCCAAGGCCCGGCCATTTCCGAAGGCCGTCAATCCGGTTCGGATATCTGGTAAAACAGCGCGAAAACTGCTTGCGGTATCTATTGCATCAACAACATCAAACGGAAGAATGAAATGAAACGCGGACGGCCACGGACGGCAAAACAATATACACCAAGCACAGCACCGAAGCCGTTAAGTGTGCCAGATATAGATTTCGGCGGAACATTCAAGAATCAGAAATTAGCAGAGCTTCCCAGTAGTTCTGCTGATAAGGGAGCGGCTCGTCATGGTGACTCGTCGCGGGTCGCTCCCAAACTTATTGCTTCGCCACAAGCCATCATCACTAGCCTGACAGTCGAGCCTGTCGCCATTCGTCGGCCCGCCATGAGACCGGCTGAAACGGAAATACGGCTGGCTAAACTGCTGGCCGAAAATCCTGATTTTTGAACGAAAAACACATGACATTGACCGAACGATATTTATCGGTAGAATGATCTTGTTAGTCTCTCCTGTTGAACTTAGCTCGGCATTCGTGCCGGGCTATTTTTTCGACCGCTTCCACGTCAGGAAGTCCGCACCCTCTTCCAGATCAGCAAACGCCGTGATCCGCTTGATTGCGTTGCTCTCGCCGGGGTCAATGACAAACAAGATCGTTGATCCATGTTCGTCCCGGTGGAAATTGTGCCGGGTCGCGTACTCGTCAATCCATTTGTATCCACGGGCGCGTGCTTGCCAAACCACACGACCGTCATCCAGTTCTTCATGCGTCAGCCCCCATGTATGATGATGACCGGCCACATAAATATCTGCATCCTCATCGAATAGAGCCGCACGTTTTTGTCCGTGCAGTCGGTTATATATCGACGTGCCTTTATGGTTATGCGCCGCGTCAATTTTAACCTCACCGCCACCGGGGAACCGCAGTTTGAACTTCGCTCTCCAATCGATCATCGGTATCTGCGCCACGTTCACCGTTTTTAGAAACGTCGAGAACTCACCGTGCATGGTGTCATGGTTTCCGTGCAGCCAGACCACCCACGGCACACCAGCATCGCGCAAAAACCACCGCGCTAACTTGCGTTCTGTCGGCTTGCTGATGTCATCCTCGGCGTACAGATAGATCATCCGGCCCCAGTTGTCGGCAGTGTCACCAATGTTGACCGCCATCATGCCTTCAGTATTTGCCATGATCTCGATGTCCCGCCGCAACAGCGGAATGTTGCAGTGCGTACCGAGATGCGGATCACCTACGACGGCCAAACCGACCGGCCCATCAATGCGGACGTTGACGTCAAACCAAGTTTTCGCATCTTCGTTTTCTAATTTCTTTTCAAACCGCCGAGATAGATGGTCGAGTATTGCACCGACATCAATATCCTCGTCGGGGAAAACAGGCAAATCAAAAACCGGCTTGTCCTGCGGTTCACCCGCTGGTTTGTATTGCTCCCAATCAATTTTGCGGAATATACGTTCAGCGGCCTGTCGCTTGGACGACCCGCTGCTACGTGGAATATTCAATTCGTTGCTTGCCTCGGCCAGTGCGCCACTCACCCCGGCTACGCTTGTCCCCATTGGGGGATAACCGTCGCGCAATTTCTGCTCAACCAGTTCAACAAATCTCTTGGCGTCGGCTTTAGATATTCCGGGATTAGCCATCTATACTCTCCAATCGCCTAGCGTGGCGTTCTGTGCGGTTTGTGGTCTGCCTGTACAGGTTGCTGTCGCGTAGCTGTTCCGCCGCCTCAGACCAATCCCTAGCCTCAACAGCGTCATGGTGCAGCTTGAACCGCTGATATCGTGGCAAACCAAGCTGAAAACAAAGGCTGGCAATTACAATCCGTGCCGGGTCTGGCAGGTCATCAAAATCAGGCTGCAACCATCGTGCATCTTTTAGCGCCACCGCAATGTCCTGATTGTACAACTGCGTGACCCGCGCTTCGCTAATCTCGGTGCCGATGGGCCACCCGTACTCGCGGTCTGCCTCAACAAGCAGGTGACCGATTCCGCATGTTGGGTTGTCCATATGATCTTCGTAAATTTCGTGGACGATGCCTTCGTCTGCTTCTAGCACTAGACGCAAGCTTTCTTCAAACGTCATTTACTAACCTGTTTAAGTTTCTCCACGGTCCTTAATCCTCCGAGTCCGAGCATACCCATTAGGACGGGCATCATCTGAGTCATATCTAAATTAGGCAGCTCAACTAGATGACCTGTCTGCGCGAGCACAAACGAGGCGAGCGGGAATATAAGAAAATTAAGTGCCATTGCAGCGCCACACGTCCAGCCGATCATCGGTCTCCATCCGCTTACAAACACAGAACGGTGCGCCGCTTCGGTCTTGTTTATGTCTAGCTGGGCAAGGTCAATCTTTGCGAGGTGGGTGGTAAGCTGCGCTTCAATATCACGTTCAGCCGCCGCACGTTTTTCTTTGTCTTCAGGAAGGAACCTTCCGGCCACTTCCATTACGGATGGCAATACAGCCGATAGTAGGCCAATCATTTTGCTCTCCTTACGTCAGGCACAGGAATGTGCTTGGAATTGTGGATGTGTAGCTGGTGGTCCATTTCTTTGCGTAGCTGATTGCAATCGCGGACTAACGTCGCCATTGCCATGTGGTCTCGCCGCAGGTTCTCCGGCGAGGACATTTGTGCCAATATATTTATGCGCTGCTCTTGTTTTTCTGCGCTCGTATCTAGCGCATCAATACGGCGATCCAAGCCGCGCAAACGGACCTCTGTATCGGCAAGTTGATCTATGACTGTCGCCAATTTTTGTCTGACGATGGCCGCAGCCGAAACCACTGATACCAGCATCCCCGCCAGCGTCAGGATCATACGAGCGTCCAGCTCCATTTTATTTTCGGAGAGCTGCGAACAGCAGCGCAACGACAACTACGCCTAAAATTATAATCTCTCCGTAGCTGATCATTATCGCTTGAGCCATTTTCTCATCCACTTCTGAAATGTTTCAGTTTCATAAATGCGTATCGTAGTCCACACCAACGACGCTAACGCAGCGACCGCTGGTAGCCAATCAATTAATGTCCCGGCAATCACTACTATGCTACTTGCATCAACAATAACTTTAGCGTGATCGTTCACAGTTTTTCTGCTTGTAGTATTGCAGACCAATACTCGTCGCCCACCATTGCGTCAGAGTTAACACCTCTGTCTATGTTGATCCTGCCCATGCGGCCACAGAAATCTCCGAGTTGTTCCTCAGTTTCGATGCCGGTCATGTCTGCGCCGTTGTCGCTAAACCACGCAATACAATTATTTGTTTCGATAACGCTGGGCCACGCGCGACCGACCAAATCAGCAAGGTAATTAATTGGCGCACACTCGTCGCAACAGCCGCCGCGCCAGACGTATTCTGCCGGATCAGCCGCTGATCGCCACTGGCCGTAGTCGCCCTGCTCTGCACACCATTGGTCAAAGTCGCGTCCCGTCTGACCGTCACTGACGTAGTGATCATAACCACGCTGATAGGCACAACGGAGACACCAAATATCTGTGCAGGTATCGATATCACAGGTCGTAATCAAAGACCGCAGTGCTGACGGCAATGCTTCAAGCTGCTCAAATCTGCCCGACATCTGTGCTGCAACGGTGTCGTAGTTTGCGTCAGCCGGGACTGCATCTGTGATACTGATCGACGGCAGGTAGACGGCCGCGTCTGTGTCGTAAACCTGACCGATCAAAATCGGGTGACGGTCTGTCGCGGTGTTCTCGACGCTGATACCGATTGCGATAGCGTCAGCCTCATGCGCTGCAATCTGTGTGACGTAATTTTCGTACCTAGCCGTCCCAAATGCGTAGGTAATCTTTTTAGTAAACCCTGCCCGAACCGGGCGCATATCGTCTACGTGGTTTATTGTCGGCAGGGTGACGTATGTGCGTTCAAACGTGCGGACGTTTGTTTCGAGCCAATTACAGATCGCGTCAAACTCTGCGCGTTCGTTCAACGCTCCGCTATAGCCCTCAGTGAAATGCAGCGCGACAATTTCGTGGTCTGTCGTTGAGAGGAATTGATGTAGCGAATAAGCGCTGTTCACGCCGCTGCTAGCAGGAATTAAAATTTTCATCAACCAACAGTCCCTGCGATTGTACCGGAATTATTTACGGCAATTGTGTTGCTGTTTTTCCTGATTGCAAAACCAGCCGCTCCACCAGCCCCGCCTGCACCAGCGGCTTGAGGACCACAAGATGGTTCGCTCGCTGCATTGTACGTGCCCGTGCCGCCCGTCGCGCCCGCTTGGCCAAAT